CTCTTAATTACTGACCTCCACCTAAATTCTAAGATCCCAGGGTTATTAGATAGCCAAGTTAGCTGCTTTCATAAAATTCTAAAAGATGAAAAACCCGATGATGTAATTATCATGGGGGATGTTTTTATGCATAGAAAGCCCACTCCGAGTGAGTTGCTCTCCTTCAAAGAAATCCTAAAGGAATGCACGGGGACAGAGGGTAGAAAGACAGTTATTATTAGAGGCAATCACGATAGTGAAACAAAAGCAGACGATGGGGTTACTGCTCTAAGTGTTTTTGAAAATGAGTATATATCCGTAGCAACTCATGCACACACGGACACAATTAAAAAGAGGGTTTTTATTCCTCACTACGAAAATGAAGAACATATTATTTATTTGTTGGAAATGGTTCCTGAGAATTATACGGTATTTGGTCACTTTGGCTATGCTGGTTGTCTTAACTCCGTTGGTGATGCTGACTTTAGCCTTAGCTTGCGGCACTTTGGCAATACTACTTACCTGGGTCATATTCACAATTTCGTGCAGGGACAAGGAGGATTACGAGAAGCTAATACGAAGGTAACTTGCCTAGGAACACCCTATACTACAAACTATGGAGAATCATTCAAGGATTCTTTTTACGCTATCTTAGAGGGCGATTCGGTAGAGTATAAGAAACCTAACTGTGGCCCCAGACATCTGGTATACAGTTCTCAAGACTTAGATGAGACTACTCCTCGTGGTCGTGAGAACTTGGAAATTATTAACGACACTAATTTCACTACTTTCCTGCGAGTCATGGTGGATATAGATCACTTCCCAATTCCGTATGAGAAGTTAAATGTTCACACAATTGATGTGAGATACTCACCAGTCTTCAATGAAGAGGATCTATCATCATATACTCCCGAGAGAGAGTTGTTCACTATTAATGAGATGATTATTTCTGATTATGTAGAACAAGCAAACTCAACCATACCCTTTAATACATTAATGGAAGGCTATAGGCTACTCAAAGATGCAGATTGTTAAAATAAATATTCAAAATTTCTATTCATTTAAAGATGCTTCTTTAGACCTAAGAGACTATAGAGGTCTTACCCTCATTAAGGGAAAGAATAAGGACACGGGAGGGTCTAATGGATCAGGTAAGAGTGCATTAGTAGAGGCAATGTATTTTGGCTTAACGGGTAAGACTATTCGAAAGAGTACCGAGGACAGCCTACTAAATAATCAATCTAAAAATAAGTGTTCGGTAGAGGTTCATCTTATTCATAACGATCAGTATATTGTAGTTACCCGTCAAAAGAAACCCACAAAGTTAGAACTAGTTGTGGCAGAGGAAAACAAAACATGCGCCTCTGTAGCGGATACTCAGAGAGAGATTGATAGTATTTTAAATATCAATCATAAAGTCTTACTAGCTTCAATGTTCTTTGGACAGGCCAATGATGTTAACTTCTTAGACTGCACGGCGGATGATAAACGAACTATCATTAGAAATTTTCTCAATCTAGATGACATCTTTCAGATGAGGGATAAGATTAAGTCTCACAAATCTACCTTCTATCAAGGTATGAAAGAGAAGGATGCAATCATTGCTGATAATAATAAAAACATTAAAAAGCTTGATGGGAAGTTAGCCGAGGTGGTTGAGGCACAGAAGCAATACGCTGAGTATGATGAGGAGATTTTGAACCTTAGCTTGGAAGATCTTCTCAAGGCTGAAGAAGAAGAAAGGGATCTAAACCTTAAACTCTCTGGGTATAGAAAAGAGCTTAACTCTTTGAAAGATATTGCGAAGACACTTAAACATGTTATTCAGAATCCTTTAGAGCCTGACATATGTCCCACTTGTGGAGCCGAACAAAAACCAGAGGTTAACGTCGAGGAAAAGGAAATAGAACTCGCACACACCGACAGCGTTATAGAGCTATGGACAAATAAGATAAAAGAGGAGGAAGCTCTTCGATACACTCCTCCTATCTCCTCATCCCAGTTCTCTAAGATCCAAGGATACAAAGACCTATGCAGAGATGAGACCAACTATGAGGATATGAAACAAGATCTTCTTGTGTCCATATCTGATGCTCAGACTTCTAAGGATTCTCAAAAAACCTGGTATGAGATTATGAGATTTTGGGAGAAAGCCTTTTCGGAGCAAGGTGTTATCAAACATATCATCAATAATATTTTAGATTACTTTAATGAACGATGTAATTATTACCTGTCATACTTAACAAACTCTAAGTATTCCGTAAAATTTGATGAAGAATTAACAGAAAAAATTGAAACAAATGGAAGACCTCTATCATATATATCGTTATCCGGTGGAGAAAAGAGGAAGCTTAACTTAGCTGTGCTTTTGGGACTAAAAGATCTTTTACTTCTCACGGATAAATCTCATGTGGACTTGCTTTTCTTTGATGAAGTTGCGGAGAATATTGATGAAGAAGGTATTGAAGGTCTTCATCAACTTCTCTTGGAGCTTAAAAAGAGCAAGACCATTTTCGTTATTACTCACAATAAATATTTGAAGACTCTCTTGGACTCTTCGCACCGTCTCTCTATCATAAAGCACAAAGGACTATCGACGATTAAGGAATAATATGGCAAATACGACACTGAATAAACTAGGTCAAGAAATTTTTGAAACACGTTACGCTTACCCTGGCGAAACCAAATGGGCTGAAAGGGCTAAAGTAATTGCTAAGACAGTTGCGTCAGCAGAAAAGGATGACGAGAAAGAAACAGCCGAGAAGAGGTTTTATGAATCTATAGGTTCTGGGGACTTCATTCCTGGAGGTCGTATTATTTTTGGGGCAGGCCGTAATAGAGGCCAGCACAACCTACTAAACTGTTACGTTATCATCCCAGAAGATAGCGTGGACTCCATTGGAAAAACCATTATGGACATGTACAAGATTTCTTGTGCTGGTGGGGGTGTAGGATTTAATGTTTCTAAGATTCGACCTCGCGGTGATGATATCGGTAGTGTACCGAATTCGGCACCTGGATCTGTATCTGTTCTTCAAATGATTAATGAAGTTGGAGAGCATGTTAGGGCAGGTAAGAATCGACGCACTGCTTTGATGGGTATCTTAAACATCACTCACCCAGATTTAATTGAGTTCCTATCTGTTAAACTAGATCAAGGTCAGCTTAATAACTTTAATATTTCTGTTGCAATCACGGATAGATTCCTGGAAGCTGTTGAGTTAGGCGAGGACTGGTTCTTTAGCTTTAATAATAAGGAGTATCATTCTTACGATCTAATGAGGACTGATGCCGAAGGTAAAGGTGAGGTAGTTAAGGTAATTGGTTTGAGCGAGGAAGATGCTTTGACTCGCGCCAATAACTTCCATAAGGTGGGTTGGACTGATACCTTTGAGATGCTTGGCCGTAAGGATATTAAGGCTAGGGACTTATGGGATAAGATTTGGAAGAACTCCGTTGAGTCTGGTGATCCAGGCATTTACAATATTGATCTAGCTAATAAATATACTAATGTGTCATACTTTGAGAAACTCGACTCGACGAACCCCTGCGGCGAAATTTCGCTCCCTAGTTATGGGAATTGTTGCTTGGGCAATGTTAACCTTTCTAATATGGTGCTTCCTGACGGCAGCGATGTGGATTGGAAGCGGCTTGCGCGTACCGTCAGAACTGGTATACGGTTTCTAGATAATGTCCTCACTATTAATACTTTCCCCACCGACGAATGCAAAACTGTCGCAGAGCGTTCACGTCGAGTGGGTCTTGGTGTTACGGGACTTCACTACATGTTTATTAAGTTAGGCATTACTTACGGTGGTGAAAAATGTTTAGAGTTTTTGGAAAGGCTATTCACAACTATTCGAGACGAAGCCTATAAGATGTCAATCTACCTAGCTCGGGATAAGACTCCTTTTGCGGAGTTTGATTCAAAGAAATACTTAAATGAAGAGTTTGCAAAAACCCTTCCAGCACGAATCAGAATGCTCATTAAGAGATATGGTGTTCGCAATGCTGTTATGCTTACTATCCCTCCTTGTGGTACTATTTCAATGTTGCATGGAGTAAGTTCAGGCATTGAACCTATCTTCTCTGCAATGTATAACCGTCGTTGGCGTAGTAATAATATTTGGAAGCAGCAACTAGTTGTTGATCCTCTCTTCCAAGAGTACTACGATAAGGGTAAGTCTTTAGAGCCTTTCGTAGGAGCCTATGACGTAGCCCCAGAAGACCACATTAAGGTACAGGCTACAATCCAGAAGTATATTGATTCGTGCATCTCAAAAACCATCAACCTTCCTTCCACTGCTACTCCAGAGGAGTTCTCTCAAGCAGCCTTGGATTATGCTGGTTACTTGAAGGGTTTGACAGTGTATCGAGCGGGTGCTAAGGAAGGGGAACCTCTTCAGGCTATTGATTTTACTCCAGAAAATATTGAAAAGTATATGGGAGAAAGAGTTGAAGCAGCCGTGGCAGTAGGTGATGCTTGTTCTATCGCTGGCGGGGATTGCGGAGAGTAGTATGAAGAAGTTATATGAGTATGCTTGTCATGATTGCAAAGTGAGTTGGGAACGAGAGTATGACTGGGGCAAATGCGCCCAGCGTACTAAGTGTCCTGACTGTAAAAAACTTTGCGGCCAAAACTGGCTAGGACGTGAATCTATTTCTGTACACTTCAAGGGTGCGAGATGGACTGGTAAAAATAGTTCTACTGGTTTGAACAAGACTGGAGGATCGGATGAGGTTAACCTTAAACTTCAAGAGCAGTCTAGAGATAGGATCAATGGGGGGTGGAAGCACTACTCCAAGTATACTCCTCCACAGGAATTGCTGGACAACTCTCGTAAGCTATCCGATACTGAGTTGAAAGATAGACTCGATCATTCTAAAAAAATGACTGAGATTAACTATGATAAGTCTGGGCAAAGTCCCTATAAGAAACGCCGTCCCTCAAACACCTAGCAGGTATTTTCTACATGTATGAGTTCAGTGAGAACATTCAAAGAGGTATGCTCTACCTCTTGAAGTCCGATAAGGATTTCTATCTACAAATTGTAAACCTTGTCCACCCCTCCTACTTCGAGTTTCCTGTGCATGGCAGAATTTATTCTGTTGTTCGGGATCACTACGAAAAGTATAAGTCCCTACCTAATGATGATTTCATTGAGCAAGAGATTAGAAATACAAAGTCTGAGAAGGAGTCTATTCATGACTACACGGACGAGATCCAGTTTATTAACAGGCTGGATACTTCTGCTTTAGATGGTTCGGAATACTACCTTGACCTAATTGAGACCTTCGCCAAGCGCGAAGCCATGAAGGATGCAATTAAGCAATCCCTTATTCTCATCAAGGAAGACAGGATGGAGGAGACCGAAACCTTAGTCCGTAAAGCCTTGACGGTTAGCCGTAGCGTTGATATTGGTCAGAGCTACTTCGCTGATACTAAGGATCGATGGGACAGAACTTATAACGCAGAACAAAAAGACAAGTATAAAACCTTGCTTCCCTCACTCAATCGCTCTTTAGAGGGTGGATTAGGGGAAAAAGAGTTAGCGATGGTGATTGCTCCTCCTGGTGTGGGAAAGTCTTTATGGCTTGTTAATCAGGCGGTGCAATCCATGATGGAGGGTCGCAAGGTTTTATACGTTTCTCTTGAGATGAGTGAGGACAAGATCGCTCAAAGGTTTGACTCGGTTACTACACTTATACCACAGTCTCAGCTAAAGGATCCTTCCGCGCAGATCAAAGTAGAGGAACGACTAAGTATTTTTCGAACCAACTTTCCTGAAGGTAGACTCGTAATCAAAGAGTTCCCGACAGGCACAGCTACTGTGAACAGCCTACGATCCCTCCTAGTTCAACTTAAGAACTACGAGGAGTTTACTCCCGACGTAATTATTATCGACTACCTAGAGCTTCTCCGCCCTGTGCGGGAAAACCAACATGAGTATCAGGCCCAGCAGAGGATTGCGGAGGAACTTCGAGGATTGGCAATGGAGGCTAAGGTTTTGCTCTGGACTGCTACTCAGACCAACCGCCAAGGTCGTGCTGTAAAGATTATCACGGATGCTGAACTTGGAGATTCCTACGGAAAAATTCGTACTTGTGACTTTGCAGTATCTCTTAATCAAAGTGAGGAAGAGTTTGATAACGGTCATATGAGAGCCTATGTGGTAAAGTCCCGTAATGGAAGACCCCGATTCACAGTACCCATGGTTATCGACTATAACATTCTTAGAATGTCTGAAGGAGAATCCATTGAAGAAGATGACGAATAAACATATTTATACTATTTTAGCTGAGAAACCCCACTTATGTCAGGTGAATGTAGGGTGGGCTACCTTCGATATTAAGATTGTTGAAAGGCTTAGGTCAGGTAAACATAATTGTTGGGGTTTGTGCGACTTTGACACTTACGATATCTTTTTAGAGAAAAAGATGAAAGATGGTCCTGCCCGTGAGACCCTCTTACACGAGATTTGTCACTCGCTCTTGGAATTTTGTGGTATGGGAGAGAAGGAAGAAGCAGAAAAAGAACAAAAGATTTGTGCTTCTAATGAAACCCTTACTATAACAATGTCCAGAGCATTTATGCTGTTTGTTCGCCTTAACCCTCAATTAGCCAAGGAGCTATTACTATGAATAAAGCCCAAAGTTTACTAGAAGCATTAGATGATTTAACTTGGGAAAATTATGTGGAGATCGCAGATGCAATTACTGCCTACGATAAACACTCAATTGACGATGAGATGACTCGTCAAGCTTCCATTTACTCTTACTATCAAGGATTAATGTCCGTTGCTAAAAAAGCACTTGATGACTGTAATCTTAATTTAGTTAAATTTGTGGCTACCACGCGAAAAGATAGAAAATCTTCAACACCCGCAAAGCAGACTGCTAAAGATTTGGATGATTTTGTAGAATCTACTGATGACTTCGCAGTATATAACGAAAAAGTAAACGAAGCCTCGTTTAAGTACACCCTACTTAAAGGTCTAGTCTCGTCATTGGAACAGAAAAAGGATATGCTCCAACAGCAATCATCCAATCGTCGCGCCGAGACAAATCTTTATAGATAATCTAAAAATTTCGTAAACAACGACTATAATACAACAACAACTGGCCCACTAACCACAGGAGGTTTCATATGGCTATCGACTTAGATGCTCTCAGAGCAAAACACGAAGAACTCAGCGGAAATAAACCAGCAGGAGGAAACTCAGATTTCCTATCTAACTTCTTGCAATTGCAAGAAGGCACCAATTCTGTCCGCATCCTTCCAGGAAAGGATGAAGACACAATGTTTTACGCGGAGACCAAGATTCACCGCATCCCAGATGGTCAAGGTGGAACCAAGAATGTCCATTGCCGTAAGATGCATGGAGAGGCATGTCCTCTATGCGACACTTACTTCTCGCTCTGGAAGGAGCCTAACAAGGATGAGGATCTAGCTCGAACGATTAAGCCACGATCCCGCTACTACATGAACGTAGTAGATCGTGAGACTGGAACTGTGAAGATCCTTTCTCTTGGAGTAATTCTCTTTAAGAAGATTATTGCTGCTATGCTAGATGAAGACTTTGGCGATATTACTGATATCGCGTCAGGTCACGACTTTAAGATTGTGAAGACCATGGAAGGTCAATGGCCTAAGTATGATCAATCTTCACCTCGTCCCAAGTCTTCTGAGGCGGGTAGCAAGGCTGAAGTTGCAACATGGATGGATTCACTCCACGACATTCATGCTTTGGTAAAGTTGGAGGATTATGATGATGTGAAGACTGCCTCACTAGGTCTACTTCCATCACACGAAGGAAGTAGTCAAAATCCTACAAAAGCCGAGAATGTGGCTGATGATGACTATCTCTCTAAAATGCAGAGTAACTAATTATGAGAAATATTTATCTAACACTTATGTTAACCGCCTTCTTGGGGTTAACGTCTTGCACCTTCCTTGAGAATATCTTTGGGGAAGGGACGGTTTTCACGACCGCTGATCAAGTTATGGAAGGAGGGGAGGCTGCGGTCATTCCTTTCGACCAGCTTCCTGAAGCTATTAAGGAAAAGATCCCAGAGGGTACCAACCTCGTTATGACTTCTAAGGATGCTCTTATTGACGGAGCTACTTATATTCCCACTGGTGGAAGTTTAGACGAGGGAGGCTGGGATGGTATCTTTAGCACTGTGCTGGGTGCAGCAACTGCTTTTATCCCAGGTCTTGCGGCTTGGGAAGGTGCGCTTACCTTGTTTAGCCAGCGTAAGCGAAAGCACTACTTTAAGGCGGTCAAGGCCATTGTTCCTTCTGACAAGAAGATGGACTTTGGTGGTGCCTTGAAGGGTATTGTATCAGCACTGGGTGCTTCTCACTCCTCGGAAGGAACTGCTATCCTTCACGCTGAGGAATTAGAGGAAGAAGCTGAAGAAGAAGCCTAATTAAATTAGGCTAAGACTATAATAGGAGTAAGGGATTGAATACCCCTTTACTCCTATTTTTTTAGATAAATTTATGAATAGAAAACTTAGAATATTGTGTGCTCCTGCTAATGAGGGGGGTTGCTCCTACTATCGAGTTATTGGTCCTATGCGGAAGCTCAACGAGCTATACGGGGATCAACTAGAGTTTAGGTATAATCTAAATCCTCTCGGGATCACAGAGTCTGGGCCAAATGCGGGAACTTGGCAAGAGGACTGGGACTTCGAGGATATGAAGTGGGCAGACATTATTTGGACTAATAACATTTCTAATTGGGGAGGCCCCTATACTGCCAGACTTGTAGGAAAAGCTAAGGAGTTCGGTAAGTTTGTTCATTACGATACGGATGATCTCTTGACAGATTTATACGAAGGACATCGTTTATATGGCACTTACAAGGAAAGAAATCTTGAGGAGATTACGAAGTTTATCTATAACAATGCGGACTTGGTTACGGTTACTCAACGTAAGTTCGCAGAACGAGTTAAGCCTTTCTGTGGGGGTGTTCTAGCAATTGTAAAAAATGCTATCGATTACCAGCTTCCTTCCTGGTGTGTTCCTAAGTCTAAACCCAATAAGAAGAATATTATTCGCATCGGATGGGCAGGAGGTATTCACCATGAGGAAGATGTCAAGGAGTTCGCGGGAGTTCCTCACATGGTTAACCAGAGAGTAGGTAGAGAAAATGTTCAGTGGGGTTTCTACGGTGCTCCTTTAGCTGTTAAGGATGGAGATAAAAACGAATGGCAGCACCAAGTATGGAAAAACTATAAGAAGATGTTATTGAAGGGCTTTTCTGGTCCACCTAATTGGCAGATCTACAACGCTCTTCCCCCAGATAATTATGGAGGATTATACTCTAACGTAGACCTTGCAATTGCACCTCTTCAGATGAATGCTTTTAATGATTCTAAGTCTGAGATTAAGATAGCGGAATGCGGAAGGTATAAGATCCCGTTAATTGCGTCAGATGTTGGTTGCTATGATGAGACGATTGTTAATGGAAAAACAGGATACTTACTCCCTGCTAATGCTCCCAAGTCTGAGTGGGTGAAGATATTAACTAAGTGTATCAAAAATCCTAACCATGTTAAGGATATGGGAGAAGCTCTGCATGAAGTAACTGAAAAGTATTTTGATCTTAACAAGGTGGTTAAGCACCGATTAGAACTTTATGAGCAATCTATGGGACTAATACAAGGTAGGGATGGAGATGAAAAAATAACCTATAATACGGAGTGGAACTTCGATGACTAATACGACAGTAATTATTAAGACTATTGGCCGCAAGACATTAAAAGACGCTATTGCCTCAGCACATCGAGAGGGCTTCCGTCCTGTCGTTATTTCTGATGGAGTCAATACGGCTGCTAACAACTGTGATTATATTCAACTAGGTAAGAAATGGGGAATGTATGGAGGTATGTGCGCTAATGTTGCTGCTGCCGTCGTTAAAACTCCTTTTATTACTTTTCTTGACGATGATGACGTTTTTATTCCTGGAGCGGGGAATGTTATCAGAAGTAAACTTAAAGAAAGGACTGATGTTGATGTTTGGATTGCGGGTGTAAGATTTAATGTTCCTATTCAGCTTGCTGATAAAGAAGGGAACGAGATTTTTCGAGGTAATGATCTAGCGATGCGGCCTGAGTGGGGGGTAACCCTTGGAAATGTAGCAATGCCGACCTATAGAACCGATGTCTTTGCCAAGGTTCCTTTTACAGACTCTCTTCCTGAAGAGGTTCAGGGAATGTCTGATTTATTTCATGTGAGGGCCTGTGAAGCAAAAGGATTTAAAATTGGTTGGTTCTGTAATAACGGTGATCAGCCTTTATATCATGTTCGCCCTCATACTAGAAATGATCCTATAAGTGAGGCCATGGCAAACGGTAGAGGGGATACGTGATTTCTGTTATATGTTCTGTTTATAACTCTTCTAAATATTTAGATAGATATTTAGATTATGTAAATAATCAGACTTTAGAATCGTTTGAAATTATTTTTGTGGATGCTAAATCCACAGATGATTCTCTTGAGAAAATAACCAAGTATACCTTCAGAGAAGGCATTAAGCCTTTGATAATGACACTCTCCGAAAGAGTTGGAATTTATGAAGCTTGGAATATAGCTATTAACCATAGCTCCTATGACTACGTGTTAAATTACAACACAGATGATAAACTCTATAGAACTTCTTTAGCTACTTACGCAACCTACGCCAAACTCCATCCAGAAGTAGACATACTTTATTCTGATTCTTTTATTAGCTCTGATCTTACTCACACTCCTTCTAGTTGGTATAGCTGGAGAGATGCTAATGTAAAGCAAAACTTACTGCACGGGTGTTGTGTTGGCCCTTATCCTCTGTTAAAAAAAAGCACTATTAAAGAAGCTGGGATGTTTAATCCAAAGTTTAAAATCTCTGGTGACTATGAGATGTGGTGTCGTTTAAGTTCTATGGGTAAAGTATTTCTAAAAATTGACGAACCTCTAGGAGTCTACTATAATAACCCAGAAGGTATGAGTACTCAAAATGACCAAGAACGGATTAACCAGCATATTGCTGAGGATAACCTCATCAGGAGTACCTACGCATGAACTATCTAATTAACTACGCTGATCGAGCGTTTTTAGAGTCTAGAAAAAGAAACTCCCTATCAGGTATTCAGGCTGGGTTTGATGCGATACTTCAGTATACTAGAGAAGATATTGATGCCTCTTTCTATGAGAAGAATAAGGAAATCTTGACCCAAAAAAGAGGGGCTGGGTACTGGCTATGGAAACCTTACTTTATCTTTCAAACTTTAAAGAATGTAAAAGAAGGAGATATAGTATTCTATTCGGATGGAGGAGCAGAGTTTGTTAATCCAGTAGCTCCCTTACTTAAACTGGTTGAGGAGAAGGAGATTGTCGGTTTTAAAATGTCAGGCAACCACAAAGAGCGACAATACACTCGAAAATCTGTGGTGGAGAAATTGTCTGGTTCATTGAGCGATAAGGTAGCTTCTAGTAACCAAGACATGGCATCTTTTATTGGGGTAAAGAAAACCTTTGACACGGTACGGGAAGATCATGTTATAGGAACATGGTTAGACTTGTGCCAAGTTCCTGAGTTACTTATGGATCAACCTCGTAGTAGTGACGAGTTTGAGGAGTTTATTGATC